CGGCGTGCATGCCAGGGTTTGCAACAGACATCGCCGACCTCATCGACCCGGAGACGGGGCAGGGCATCAGCGGCCGACAAGCGGAGGTCACTCTGCACATGGACACGCTCACCGACGCTGGGCTCAAGCACCCCGCGTACATCGCCAGCGGCGAAGGAAAGCCCTGGACGGTCAAGTTCAACGACATCGAAGGCGAAGCCCACACGTTCAAGGTCATGCGCTCGGCGCCAGATCGGACGACCGGGCTCGTGCTCTGCTACCTCGAGGCGTACGTTGCATGATTCCGTTTCTCATAGACAAGCAGGACACGTCGGAGATCGTGCGCGATCAGATTGGGGCCATCCTCGCCTCAGAGTCGCAGAACCAACAGGCTCTCGCGCTCGCGGCCGGCAAGGATCCGGCGCAGTGGACATTCAGAACTTTCATCGAGCGTTCCAACCCCTGGGCCGACTTCCTCGATGCGACGGAACCTCAACCTCCGGTCATCAACGTGTGTCTCGAGAACATGATGTACCAGATGGGAACGTCGACCATTGTGGGCGCATTCACCGGGACGTCAGCGATGTTCAACATCGACTGCTACGGACACGGGATGTCTGCCGATCAGGTCGGGGACGGTCATACGGTGGGCGACCTCATGGCCTCGCTCGAGGCGCAACGCGCAGCCAGGTTCGTTCGGAACGTGTTCGCATCGGCGCACTACATTTATCTTGGGATGCAGAAGACGGTCCACCGCAGATGGATCGAGGGCATCACGATCATGCAGCCACCGCCAGAGGGCAGAGAACTGCAACAGGTTGTTGCGGCGCGCATCGCGCTCCGCGTGGAGTTCAACGAGTTTGCGCCGCAACACGTTGGAGAGACTCTCGAACTAATCTCGGCGACAGTGAAGAGAAAAAGGACTGGCGAGATTTACTTCGTCGGCGATTACCCACAATGACGGGGGCTAACCATGAGTGTTGACGTTTCAGCGGTGGCGAGAGTTCTCGGCATCACCACAGAGTACAGGGACCTACGCGGCAATGCCGTCGTGTTCCTCCCGCAAAGGATCGCGGTCATTGGTCAGGGTGCCACCGCGAACACCTACACAACCACCCCGTATCAGTCGTCACGCCCTGGCGACATCGGCACGATCTATGGGTTTGGATCTCCGCTGCATCTCGCAGCGCTCAAGCTCTTCCCGACCAACGGGGACGGTGTCGGCACCATCCCGGTGACCTTCTACCCTCAGCAATCCCACGGCTCTGGCGTGGCGTCCGTAGGCGACATCACTCCGACCGGCACGGCAACCGCGCAGGGGTCTATCCGTGTCTTCATCGGCGAGGTCCGCAGCGAAGAGATCGTGATCCCCGACGGGGCAGTCGTCGCTGGCATTTGCACGCTCATCCACAACGGCGTGTCAGCCGTTCTCAACATGCCTGTGACCTCTGTCGCCGGTGCTACCGAGACAGAGTTCACCTCAAAGTGGCTCGGAGCGAGCGCGAACGACATCAAGATTCGCATCGAGGGCACCGTTCCAGGTGTCACGTTTGGAATCACTCAACCCGTCAACGGCGCGGCCAACCCAGACGTCAATCTTGCGCTGGCGAAGATCACGACCAAATGGGAGACGTTCATCCTCAACTGCATGGAGCCGGCCGACACGACGACGCTAGACAAGATCCAGACGCACGGCGAAGGACGCTGGGGCACTCTCGAGCGCAAGCCGTACGTGGCCTTTACGGGGCGCACAGCGGCAGAGCCGCCGGCCGCAGACGCCGAAAGCGACGGGCGCAAGACGGACCGCATCAACAGCTTCCTCGTGGCACCGGACTCGGGCGAGCTTCCCTTTGTGGTGGCCGCTAGGCAGCTTGCTAAGATCGCGAAGCGAGCCAACAACGACCCGGCGTTCGACTACGGCGCGCAGCGAGCCGACGGCATTCTGCCAGGCGCAGACGCAGAGCAGTGGACGTACACCCAGCGAGACGAGGCAGTCAAAAAGGGCTGCTCGACCATCGAGGTGAAGGACGGAGTCATCAACTGCTCCGACATCGTCACCATGTACCATCCGTCAGGCGACCCTCTTCCGGCCTACCGGCACGTCGTCGACGTCGTGAAGCTCCAGAACATCATCTTCAATCTCGAGCTGATCTTCGCGGTCGACGCCTGGAACGGAGCTCCGCTCCTCCCAGACGGCGATCCCACGGTCAATCCCAATGCCAAGACCCCGTCGATGGCGGTGGCTGCGGTCAACACCAGGCTCGAGGCACTCGGCCTCGCGGCCATCATCTCGGACGTTGAGACGGCGAAGGCAAGCACCAGAGCTTCCATCGACTCTGGGAACCCCAAGCGTCTCAACGTGGAGACGACCGTGCAGCTCTCGGGCAACACGAACATCGTTTCGGTCAACCTCAACTTCGGCTTCTACTTCGGCCAAGCACAGCTGGTCGCGTAAGGGAGAAAACAATGGCAGGCACAGCACCAATCGGCGGCAGCATTGAGAGCATCACGATCGACTCTCAACCTTTCGCCGTAGCAGCAGACGCAGACGCGACCATGTCGCTCGGCGGCTGGTCGAACGAGGTCCAGCCCAACGGCAACGGCACCTCGAGGATCATCAAAACGCGCATTCCGTGGACCCTCTCTGGGCTCACAGTCGCGATCGACGACGACTCGGGGAACCAAGCGTTCCTTCAGAGCATCGCCGACGGAAATCAGTGGGTGCCGTGCACGATTCGGATGGCATCGGGCGTAATCTATCAGGGCACCGGCACCGTCACGGACAACATCGAGCGCTCGACCCAGTCGGCGACATGCACCGTTTCGCTCAGCGGCCAGGGCAAGCTGACACAACAGAACTAGGAGGGGGAATGCCGGAAGTTAACCGAGAAGCGGCAGTAGCGGAGTTCGAGCGTATGGCGGATACGGCCGATGTCGACATCGACACGACCCGCCTAAGCGAGGAGGAGGCAGAGGACGTCAACGAGACGCGCGACGCATTCGTATCTGCGATAGAGAGCGGACTGCTCTCTGTCGACGAAGAGGGCCATGCGATTATCAACGTCTCGAGCGGAGAGCCTATGAAGTTCCGTCTGCCGCTTGGCAAAGATCTGATGATCATGGCGGGGGCGACGGACGACAAGAGAATGGTCGCGATGGAGCGATTCGTGTGTGCGCTGACGAGCAAGAACACGGTAGAGATCGGCAGACTCAGCGTAAAGGAATGGAAACTGGCGATGCGCGTCGCGGGTTTTTTGTCGGCGGCATAGCGCGCGTCCAGCTAGTTCGCCACGGTGCCGATGAGAAGCTGACGCGAGGGAGACATAGGATTGTGGCGGTGTACACCGAGATGCTTTTGCAGGTGAGTCGAGAGTATCCGGGGATACCGGATCCAAGAACCATGACGATGGAAGAGATCCGGTTCTTCTACGACGGGTTACGACACGACCTTAAGCAAATCTCGGCCAGAAGGGGATCCTAAGTGTCCACTCGCTTCAGCATCGAGGCCATCTTCAGGGGCATCGACAAGTTCTCTGCGCCCGTCGCGCGGATGACAACCGCCATGGATCGGTTCACCCGCAGGGTGCGCAAAGGCATGACGGGCATCAGCAGGCTGACTAAGCGCATGGCGCGAGGCTTCAGGAACTCCGCGCTGACCCTTGGCTCACTCGCTGTCATGGGCGGCTACGCTCTCAAAGGCCTGTTCGGCCCGGCGACGCGCTTTCAGCACGCGATGGATGGCGTCAACGCTGTAACGCTGGGCGCGTACACGGAGCACATGCCAGCCCTCTCCAGGGCGGCGTTGGAGCTAGGCAAGAAAACGACCTTCACCGCGACGCAAGTGGCCAATGCGATGGAGATCCTCGCCAAGTCTGGCCTCAGCGCCAACGAGACATTGGGCTTGATCGAACCGACGTTGCTAGGCGCCGAAGCCGCGGGGTCGGATATCTCCACGATGGCTGACATCCTAGTATCGACCGTCGCGCAGATGAAGGAACTCGACGCGATGCGTGACGGTGAGAGAGTCATCAACGCGTACGCAGTTGCGGCAAGCAGCGCGAACACGACGATAGAGGAGCTCGGCGAGGGAATGAAGAAGACCATCCCTGTCGGTGAGGGGCTCAATTTCGCGTTCGAGGACATGCTGGCAACAACGACGCTGCTTCAGCACATGGGCATCGAGGCGTCGATGACAGGATCTCAGCAGCGGACGTTCTTCACGCGGCTGGCCAGCATGACGCCCAAGGCCGCCAAAAGCTTCAGGGGCATGGGGATTGAAATCCTCGATGCCAACAAGGACATGAAGAAGATTCCGGAGTTGCTCGCGGCCATTGCGGCCGGGTTCAAGAAGGTAAAGGGCAACGCGCCCAGGCTCAAAAAGATGGCAGAGGCCGTCGGGCTTCGCGGCGGGATCGCCGGCAACATCTTGGTTCGCAACATGGATCAGCTTGAATCGCTCCTTTTGAAGATCTCGACGCTGAAAGAAGGTGCCGCCGGGAAGATGGCAGGCATGAGGCTCGACAACCTCCAAGGGGACTTGGTCAGGCTAAAGAGCGCATGGGAGTTCTTCCGAATCTCGATCGCGACCGGCTCGCTTCCAGAGCTGCGCGATCTAGTGCAAAGCCTGACAAGCTGGCTTACCGACACGGGGACCATCGACGCAGCGGCGAAGCAGGTCAAAGAATCGGTCACTTCGATCATGGGGTTTTGGAACTCAAACAAAAGCGACATAATAGATCTAGCGGCCACTTCGCTGAAAACTGTACAAGTTCTAGCCGGCATTGTGGCGGTGCTTGGCAAGGGGCTAGGGTGGGCGTGGGACTGGGCCGAAGGCTACAATAATACGCTGATCGCCAGATGGCTCAACTCAGCATTTTCTGAGGAATGGCGCGACTACTACAAGCGCCAGGACACCGACACGAGCACGGGCATCAGGGGGCTGCCGTCCGATCTCACGCAGCACCCAGTAGTGACGCAAGCCGGCTTGGTGACCGGAGAGATCATCATTCGGAACGAGACGGGTCATCAAGTGGCCATCGTAAATGATTCTCGAGGCATCCCGCTTCGCTTGGGAAGTGGCAGTGGCGACTTCGGGGAATCCAATCACGGCCTGACGTGGAACATGTTTCCAGAGGGCCCATAATGCCGTGGCAAGACCGAATACACCTAGCCACCTACACGCCTCAGAGCGGTGAGTCTTTCACTTTCGACTTCGAGGATGTCAGTCGTGTTACCGAGAAGCGATCGACCGCGTTCAACTTCATCGGTGTCAATGAGTCGTACGTACAGGACAACGGGTACGGGTCGCGGAAGTACGCGCTTCGGTGTTTCTTCACTGGCGACAACCATGATCTCGACGCGACGAAGTTCGAGGCGGCGCTGCTCGAGGAGGGCGTAGGGCACCTCGAGCACCCGTTCTACGGCACGTTCGACGTCGTCCCATTCGGTACCATCACCAGGACCAACGGCCTAGTCAGCGGGGCGAATCAGTCCATAGTCGAATGCACGTTCTGGACGACCACTGGCGTGGTCTATCCGTCCTCTGACAAGTCTCCTGAGAACGAGGTGCTCGCCGGCGTGGTCGAGTACAGGACCGCGTCTGCGGAGGCATACCAAGATCAAGTGGACGTAGACGGCGCATCGAAGCAGGCCAAGCTCAGAGGCACCGTCAATGCAAGGCTCACGACGATCAACGAGACGCTCGCAAAGCCCGCCGCGGCGACGACAGCGGTCCTGCAGGAGTTCCGCGCCTGGCAGCTGACGATCAACAGAAGCATCAACACGCTCGTCGGCCAGCCGCTGCTTCTCGCAGAGCAAATGTTCGGCCTCATCCAGACTCCAGCAAGAGCGGTGGTGGGCATCGAGAACAGGCTTGTCGGGTACGTCAACTACTTCCGTGTCACAGCAGCTTCGGTCGCTGGGACTCCGTGGCTCATCCCTAGCGCGGCAGCACAGCCCCGGCGCCAGACACAGATCGCGAACGACTGGGTCACCGCGGACATGACTGCGATGCACGCGTTGGTGGCGATGGCGCTCGCCGCTGTCGAGACGGAATACAAGACACGTCCAGAGGCGCTGTCCGTAGCAGAGCTGCTTCTCTCAGAGCTAGATCTTATGGCCGCTTGGCGGGACCAGGGGTATGCGGCATTCACGGGCCCTGACCTCGGCTCACAGGTCAACGTGGTCGACGACGGCAGGGCCTGGGCCGCCGCATCGAACACCATCTATCGCTGCGCCGGGTTCCTCGTGAGCCTCGCGTTCTCGTTGTCCACAGAGCGGACAATCGTCCTCGACAGGCCGCGAACCGTCGTCGATCTGTGCGCGGAGCTCTACGGCGACGTCAGCCATGACACGATCGGCTTCCTCATCCAGTCCAACGACCTGTGCGGATGCGAGATCCTAGAGTTGCCGCGAGGGCGCGAGATCGTGTGGTACCCGACATGACTGCGCCCAAGATCACGGTATCCATCGGCGAGCGCGACTTCGTGCATTGGCCGGGGGAGATAGAGATCCATCAGTCGCTCGACAGCTTCTCGACCGTTACGATGTCCGCGCCGTGGGAGCCGGACGATCCGGCCTTCAGGGAAACCTTTGTGCCCTTCAGCTACAAGCCCCTGCGGGTGCTGGTCGACGATGCGCTGTTGTTTACGGGACAACTCATCGGTGTGGAGCCGCGTTCCGATGCGCGGGAGCGAACGATTCGGTGCAGCGGCTATGCGCTGCCTGCCACGCTTTCGGACACCACGATGCCGAAGTCGGAGTTTCCGATCGAGTATGGGGACCGCACCCTTCTTCAGATCGCGATCCACCTCGCACAGCCGTTTGGGATCACAGTGGTGACGGAGGCGGGAACAGAGATGGGCCCGAAGTTTAGGCGCGTGAAGCTTCGGCCGACGGAGAAGGTGGGGGAGTTCCTCATCAAGCTTGCGCAGGCACGAGGCGTCATCATGCGCGACACCGCCCTCGGCGAGTTGCAGTTCCTGAACTCCGCAGACCCAGGCAATCCGGTCGTCTCGTTCGAGGAGGGCAAGCTGCCGACGACCTCTGTGGCCGCGACCTTCTCACCGCAGTCCTACTACTCAGAGATCACCGGGTTCGCGACCATGAAGGCTGGGCGCCGCGGGTCTGGGTACACCGAGAAGAACAAGAACCTCCCAGACGTTGTCAGGCCCCTCAACTTCACCATCGGCGATGTGAACGCGGGAGATCTTCCGGGCGCGGTGAAGGCTAAGATGGCGCGCATGTTTGGGAACATGGTGGCGTACGTCGTGAAGGTGCCTACCTGGCACGACCCAAATGAGGTACTCTGGCAACCGAATACGACAGCGACGCTGCTCGCTCCGGGGGCCATGGTGTACAATAAGACAGAGCTGCTGCTTCGAGACGTCATCCTGAAGGCGAGCCAGGCAGAGGTCACCGCGTCTCTTGGCCTGGTGCTTCCAGGGGCCTTCAACGGCAAACAGCCGGAGGTGTTGCCTTGGGCATGATCGGCGAACTGGTCGAGTGGCTGCGGACGGAGGACGACGATGCCAAGATCGCCGAAGGTCGCTTTGACCTCGGCGGCGGCGACATGGTGACGGCCGTCGACTACCAGCCCTCGGGCCACGACGCCCAGCCTGAGCCTGGGGACTTCGCCATCCTCGTGCCGGCCTCTGAGAGCGGCTCTTACGTCATCGCTGGGTGGGTGGACCCTTGGAACGAGGGAGTCGCCAAGCCCGGCGAGGTGCGCCTCTACGCTCGCTCAGAGACGGATGTGGTGGGCGCCATCCACGTCACCGTCGACGGCGAGAAGCCAGACGGCCTCCTGATGGAGCTGATCGCCAGGGCTGACCGGGTGGACGCGGAGTTGGAGAAGCTGAAGGCGGCGCACAACGGCCACAAGCATAGCTACAACGACTCTAAAGGGTCACCGCCGGTAGCGACTCCATCCGTGACAGACGTCCCGTCAAGCGTGCCCGCCGCGCCGGGTTCTGCGGTCCCAGACTTCCAGTACAGCCCGGAGCCCACCGGCTGCGACAAGGTCTTCGTATCATGACCGACGTTCGCCTATTCCACACCGCAGACGGAGGCGAGATCGAGTTCGCCGGGCCGGACCTGTGGAAGGTCGACATCAAGCTCGACACCGGGCTCGAGACGGCGGTCTATCTCTCCTGGTTCGGCGGGAACGAGCGTAGCCACGACCACGGGGATCCCATTGACGCGCACCATTCGCACGGACCTGAATGGTGGGGCAATATCGGCGAGCCCGTGGAGCGCCAGATGTTGAGCGAGACAGCGCATGTGGTTCGATCGTTGCCGGCAACGTCAAACAACCTCCTCAAAGTCGAAGCCGCGATGCGGCGTGATCTGCAATGGGGCATCGACGA